GCACTCAAAAGCGACTAGAAAGGCGACATTAGAGTTTTTGGAGTCAACTACTGCTAAAGCATTAGAAGAGACCGCACACGACCTTGAGGAGTACATCAAGGGTGGAAAAGACTCCGACCATACGCAAATACGTGAAGCGTACCACTTTCTCAGCAAACCAGAAGCGAGAAAAATTGTAAAATACTTGAGGGGAATTATCGAAGATGCCAAAAAATACGAGTGGGAGCACCGACCAGGCAGAAGAAAAAAATCCATCGCTAAATAAAGGCATAGAGCTTATGCTCCCAAGAGCAAGGAGGGAAAAGAAGTCCAAACTAGACTTAGACTTGACCCTCCCTTTTATTAAGTGGAGGTGTCGTTTTAGAATTAAATTTGACATCACGGAGAGCAATGGAAATTAACTTAATGATCTGGGTTGCTAGCATTAGCACCATATTCGCCTTTGGATTAGGCGGTGTGATAGGATGGATATATAGAGGTACCGTTGACCAAAACACATACAAGCGTCAACTAGATAATCTACATCCTGAGTTCTTGGATGGTAATGGTTCATATGTTAATGAAGAACTGCTAGCAGTTAAATTCATGGATGATGACCTACTACTTGACGATGACGATGATTAGTAGTATACTGATTTGATAGGTAAACTTATTATGGCAAAAAAATTACCAAATGATGCGTTGTTGACTGAAATTATACAACAAGTCTCTTCTGCTAAAACAAAGAAAGAGAAAGTAGAATTACTACAGAAGTACAACAACAACGGACTAAGAGCAATACTCATCATCAACTTTGATGAGTCTCTTAAGTTCTTGCTCCCAGAGGGTGACGTACCATTCAATAGGAATGAAGCACCCGCAGGAACAGAGCACACTCGACTAGATCATGAATACAAGGGATTCTATCGTTTCTTCCAAGGAGGAGATACGTCTCTTAACAACATGAACAGAGAGAAGTTGTTTATTCAACTATTAGAAGGTCTACAGGAAGATGAAGCAGATTTATTCATCGCTGCCTGTAACAAGACTATTCAAAAGAAATACAGAGTCACTAAGGCAGTGGTATCTGAAGCATTTCCCCAAATAGAGTGGGGCAACAGAGGATGACTGTTTGGGGTAAAAACCAAGACGTACCAGAAAAATCAGAAAAGTATGGTATTACAGTATTAGAGATTGACTGTGAAAGGTCACTTGCTAAGAATACTAAACTTCCTCGCAATTCCTACCTTGTCACTTACATGGAGAACGGAGTTGAGCACCATGACATCATTATTGGTCTCAAGGTCAATATTTTTGATTGTTACTATGACTCCCTAGGTAGGGGCAGTTTACAAAGCATAGAGTATACAAATGGAAACGTCACCGCAAAACTCTTCGATGCCAACAAATACATCGACGCATCAAATAAAGGAGCTACTAAAAAGAAAGGATGACTTGTTTGAATTCAAGTCAGAAACTGAGGATATCGACGATCTAGCAGACGAGATATTCGAGGCACTTTATCAACATACATCATCACAACGTAATGAAACTGAGACCGACACCAGTCAAATTAATATCAATAACCCCTGATGCTGAAAAGACCATGGGGTACATCGCAAGAGTATCTAACCCCAATAATCAAGAGAACCCCAAGGTGGCAGGGTTACTCAAGTACTGTATTAAACATGATCACTGGTCAGTGTTTGAACAGGCATCTATGACTGTGGAGATATCCACTACTAGAGGTCTAGCAGCACAGATATTGAGGCATAGGTCATTTACGTTCCAAGAGTTTAGTCAGCGATATGCTAACACCAACCTATTGGGAGAGATACCCATACCAGAACTTAGAAGACAAGACGAGAAGAATAGACAGAATAGTATAGATGATATTTCAGATGAGCAGAGGACTAGACTACAGAAGGTTATAGCAGCGTATTTCGCTGAGGGCATAGACTTATATAATGAACTTATTCGTGAAGGTGTCGCTAAAGAGTGTGCTAGATTTGTACTACCGTTAGCAACTCCTACCAAACTATACATGACAGGATCATGTAGGTCGTGGGTTCACTATATAAATTTAAGAAGTGCTCATGGCACTCAGAAAGAACACATGGACATTGCTGAGGCATGTCGTAAGGTGTTCATACGTGAGTTCCCTACAGTATCAGAAGCACTTGATTGGACAACATAATGGCAATTTACCCAGTTAAAAACTCAAAAACAGGAGAGATGAAAGAACTCTCAATGACACTCGCCCAGTATGAGGATTGGAGAGATAACCATCCCGATTGGGATAAAGACTGGCAAGCAGGATCACCCGCTGTGGTCTCTGGAGTGGGAGACTATCAGGACAAGTTACCTGATGGTTTCAAAGACAGACTTCGCAATGTAAAAAAACATCACCCCTACGCTAAATTCGAGGCTCCTTAATTCTATGCCTGTTAAAGACAAGAAGCAACCTTCAATGGTTGGACTGACTAGAAGACAAATGAAACGCAAACCTATTAACTCAGGATATCTAACTCAGATAAAACCTCTGACACCAAGTCAGGAGAAAGTTTTTGATGCGTTCTCTAAACAGAAGAACTTATACATGTATGGTGCTGCAGGCACAGGAAAGACCTTCATAGGTATGTACCTAGCACTACAAGAGATACTTAACGAACAGACATCTTACGACAAACTATACATTGTACGATCACTGGTGCCTACCAGAGAGATTGGTTTCTTGCCTGGTGACCACGATGACAAGGCAGAGTTGTATCAGATACCATATCAGAATATGGTACGTTACATGTTCAAGATGCCTGATGATGCTAGTTTTAGCATGCTATATGCTAATCTCAAGGCACAGGAGACTATCTCATTCTGGAGCACATCTTTCCTACGTGGCACCACACTAGACAACGCTATCGTGTTGGTTGATGAAATGCAGAACTTGAATTTTCACGAGTTAGATAGTATCATAACTAGGTTAGGTGTCAACACAAAGATTATCTTTGCGGGTGATGCTGCTCAAACTGACTTACAGAAAACTAACGAGAGAAACGGTATCTTAGACTTCATGAAGATCATTCAAGGTATGGATGAATTTGAAATGGTAGAGTTTGGTATACAGGACATAGTTCGTTCTGGACTGGTGAAGTCTTATCTTATTAATAAATTGAATCTTGGACTTTAAACATCTAAATCTACATAATTTTCCAGACTTAAAAGCAAAGACAACAGAACAGGGTAGGAGGTACTTCGTTGAGGGTGCATCCTACCCTTCTGTTACAACTGTCATTGGTGAAAAGAAGAAGAAATCTATAATGGAATGGCGACGTAAGGTCGGTGAGGAGAAAGCGAATGCTATATCTAAACGTGCGACTACACGTGGCAACAAGTGTCACAAGTTAGCAGAAGACTATCTAAACAACCTCCCTCTAGACAGATACAGGGATGATGTGCTATCATTAGGTATGTTTCACCAGATACGACCTTATATTGACAAGATAAATAATATACACGCACTAGAAGAATCTCTATATTCTCACACTCTGAAACTCGCAGGACGAGTCGACTGTATTGCTGAATATGATAATGAACTAGCGATTATAGATTTTAAAACGTCAACTAAGTTCAAGCGTGAAGAATGGGTACAAGACTATTTTTCACAAGAAACCGCTTATGCTATAATGTTTCAAGAACTTACAGGTTTAAAGGTTAAACAAATTGTAACCATCATCGCAGTGGAAACTGGCACTCCACAAGTCTTTGTTAAGAAAGACATTCTTACGTACGTACCCAAATTAAAAGAGTACATCGACTATTACAGGAGTATCCATGGCGACTGGTAAAAAACTTAATGATGCCCTAGAGGAAAATTTTATGACCGCGAGCAAGTTTTCGCTTGAGATTGAGAACATCGTCAAAGATGGTTCTCTTAATTATATTGAAGCAATAGTAATGTATTGTGAAGAGAAAGCTATTGAGATAGAAGGGGTTAATAAATTAATCAACAAACCACTTAAGGAAAAACTTAAGTACGAAGCACAAAAGTTAAATTTCATCAAGAAGGGGAGTAGAGGATTCTTAGCATTGTGAAGGGGTATGATGCTTATCGCATGTACCTTGCCATGCGTAATCATTTCAAAACCAAAACTTACGACTTCGCAAGGAATCAATTTGCCAAAGCAAAACCAGAGACTTACGACAAGAGAAAAGACAAATATTTCTTTGTAAAATTATCACGCAAATATAATGAGGATGAATTAGCTAGGTTCTACCTATCTAATTTTGTACAAGAGAATAGTGAATGGATAGGTGCAATGACCGCCAACGGAGAACGGAACTATCTTGACTATATAAGAAAACTGCAATCCTTATCGTATATTTTTCAGAGCGACGCTAATATAATGAAGGAGTCATGTGATAATTTCAATGACTTGTTCACAGGTAAACCACACCCTACCTTGATTAAATTGTGGATGGGTGGTAAGATACAGTTAGAGTCGGTGGTTATAATGGAAAAGATGTTTGAGTTTTGTAAAAACGTAACTGCGACAGATCCAGTTTGGCAAGATGCCAAGACTAAGATCACAAAGTACGAACCATTACTAAAGACATCTACCGATAAGCATCGCAAAGTTCTCAAGGAGCTCTTTCTATGAAATTCTTCGAGTCTGACGTAGTTCAGGACGAATTAAAACGTATGCAGGATCTCTATGTCGATATTAATCGCATGGGGATCATTCTCACAGTGGATCAAAAGATTCAGCAACTAATAAAGTTGTTAGAACTCATTGATCTACAACAGACAATGTTCATGCGTGTCACCTTATCTGATAGACCAGAAGCAAAACGCATACTGGCACAGGTACGTGAGGCAGCGACACTGTTGGGGATGAAACCTGAGCACGTTAACTCTCAGTTCTATACTTCCTTGAAAGAACAAGTAGAGAAAATGATCGAAGAATTGGAGGAAGCAAAATGACCGCCCTTATTATTGTTGTAGTGCTTGTTGCTGTAGCAGGAGCACTCATTAGATACTATGACCCACATTGAATTAACTGAAGAAGAATGGGAGTGTGTTAGGGTGTGCGTATCAAACGCACCCATACCTTATGACATAACCAAAAAGAAAATACCTGGCGACATCTTACAAAAGATAGGACAACCCACACGTGTAAAACATGAGGGCATTGCTAAGGTAAAATATGACTTGACACCGTACGGAATCTTTAACTAATGAATTTATGGAAAAACTGGAAGGAAGCAGTATGGAACACCTTCCCTGATTTAGAATATCAGAACACATGGGCAGAGTGGGAAGGTAAAGGTACTAACCTCACTGCTAAGACTTACAAGAATAAGCACTTCATCAAGTCTAGAGAGGTAGACATATGGAGTGACAAGACGCACGTATATAATACGATCATCTATCCTAACACTGGATCAAATCTACCATGCTTCGGCATGGATCTCATGGGGTTCACACAGAAGAGAGTCATCATAGTCTTTGACTTCCAACACCCTACAGAGAAGTATCTGTTCGGTGTAGATGACCTACCAAAATGTACTGAAGACTACCGTTTCTTTGAACGTGGTAATCACTTCTCAGAGAACATATATGTCAGGTATTGCCCTATGGAAGAGGTTGATGAGCACCTCGACACATTCAAGAAGTACTTGACAAAATACAAAGAGATGGTAGAATTAAATCAACCGAAAGGGACAGACACGAACGTGTATAAGGACTTTGATACTTATATGACTCGATTGGATCCAGTGGGTCCTTACTTAGCACAAAAGTTTGGCAAGGAAAAGTCTGAAAGCCTTGTCAACGACTTTCTTTTTTGCTATAAATAGAACGTGCGATCACATAGCACAATACACACAATACGGAGAAATACATGTCATTTGCTTCACTTAAAAAGTCAAGTTATACTGACCTACTAACAAAGGCAGAGTCACTTAACAAGACTGAGGTCAGAGGTGCCGACGAGCGTCTTTGGAAACCAGAAGTAGACAAAGCGGGCAATGGTTACGCAGTAATCAGGTTCCTACCCGCACCCGATGGAGAAGACCTTCCTTGGGCACAAGTTTGGAGTCATGCCTTCCAAGGTCCTGGTGGATGGTATATCGAGAACTCTCTCACAACTTTAGGCAAAAAAGATCCTGTTTCAGACCTAAACAGAACACTATGGAATAGTGGACAAGACTCTGACAAAGAGACTGCTCGTAAGCAGAAGAGAAAACTCTCCTACTACAGCAACATCTATGTTGTACAAGATCCTGCTAATCCATCAAACGAAGGAAGAGTATTCCTTTACAAGTATGGTAAGAAGATTTTTGATAAACTTACCGAAGCAATGCAACCCGCATTTGCTGATGAGACCCCTATCAACCCATTCGATTTTTGGAAGGGTGCTGACTTCAAGGTGAAGATCAGAAAGGTAGAAGGTTATTGGAACTATGACAAGTCTGAGTTTGCTGAACCAAGCACACTAAAAGGATTTGATGATTCAGAGTTAGAGACACTATGGTCACAACAGTACAGTCTAACTGACTTCACTGCTGCTGATAAGTTCAAAACTTTTGAAGAGTTAGAGACTCGTTTACAGACAGTTCTTAGTGCTACTCAACCAACTCGTAGAGTCCCAGACGCAGAGTTGGAAGATGAGTCAGAAGGAAAGTATAGAGAGGTCAAAGGTGCTACTGAGATAGCAGCATCCGCAGCTCCATCCTTCAAGTCGGCATCTGCTCCAAACGAAGAAGAAGATGACGCATTATCCTACTTTGCTAAACTTGCTAACGAATAACTATGAAGATTTTCATTGACTCCGCTGACGTATGGGCAATTAAAGACGCATACGAAACAGGTCTTATTGATGGTGTAACAACCAACCCTACCCTTATAATGAAGAGTGGCAGACACCCAGAACAGGTGTATCAAAAACTCAAAGACATAGGAATCAGTGATATCTCTATGGAAGTCGTAGGCAATGCCGAAGCTATGATCTCTGAAGGTCGTAGACTAAAAGCAAAGTTTGGTGACTGTGCTACAATCAAGGTTCCGTGTACACCAGACGGACTCCTTGCTTGTAACATTCTTTCAAAAGAATTAATTAGAGTTAACGTAACATTAATATTCAGTACAGCACAAGCAATCCTAGCAGCAAAGGCAGGGGCAGCATATGTCTCACCTTTTGTTGGTCGACTAGAAGACAACTCTCACTCAGGTGTAGAAGTTGTTCGTTCTATAGTTGATATCTACAAGAAACATGGTATCCATACTGAGGTATTGGCAGCATCTATTCGTGACGTTGCTAAGGTTACACTCGCATTCTGGAACGGTGCTCATATTTGTACCATACCACCAAGTGTATTCGAGAAGATGTACAACCATGTGATAACAGACGCAGGATTAAAAATCTTCGATGAAGACCACAAAACCACCTTCTCTAACGAAAGAGTCGGTGGCGATATGGATGCTCTAGGTGATGCTCTGGGTTATGATTTTCCATCATTCACGGACGATGGATTTACTTATACTATTGATCCAGGCGATTTACCTGACACAGGAATAGGATTTGTTCCTTAGTCTATTTTAATTTCAGTCTTAGACTGACCTACAACTAAAGACCCACCTTGATGAAGGGAGGCTACGTATATATTTACGAACTCTTGGATATAGGTGGGTTTTATTAATTGTATCTTCTCCTTCTCATTATTCAATCTCTGTTCATATTCAAAGTATGTCACTGGTGACACTGGATTTACAGTTACACCCGCAGATGCTGTACCATCATAGTATGTCACCTGATAGTTAGAAGGCACTCTTAATCCTTCTTTCACGATCTGACGACCTAAAGCATCTACAACATTTGTTGTCTCATACATCATCACATAGTCAGGATTATCATACTTATTGTACACATACTCTTTTAATGCTGTTGCTGACCTTGGCCACTGCTCATGGAAGTTAGTGATGTCATTTACTATTAGAATAGTCCATCCAAAATCTGCTCTCTCATAATAATTAAATGCTATAGACTCTGGTGTTTCGCCAGGATTGATAAAGAAGTCATCAAATAGTACGACGTTTGATAGATAGTCGTCTCTGATGTCATTTCTTCTCCATAAATTTTTCGCAGTATAAATTTTCGGATCTAAAATTTGATCGGTATAGTTGTATACTACATTGGGTGCGTTTTCAAATAAACTCATTAGAATTTTCCTGTATCTAGATCTGAACGTGTGAGTGCTGTTGTCTCTGAGAAGTTCATAATAACAGTCTGTAGTGGTAACTTACCATCTTTTGTAGTTACAAAATTGTTAGATGGTGAAGAGTTAACTGAAAGACTTGTGAGAGCACACATCTTAGAACGTGGCATCATTGGGTGTGGACTACCACCGTCTTTAACATTACCATCTTCATCAGTTAGACCGAACCATGGTTCCAATAGGAACACATCTGGGAACCCCAGTACACCTCCCGTTGCGTTGGTGTTTGCTGTTGGGTGCATACCCGTCTTGAATCCGTTAATGATTCTATCAACGTCGTTCGCTTCATTCTCGTCACGTGAGAAGAACTCAAACGATAGACTAAAATCTCTCATAGTCATTTTACTAAACAACATGATAGCATTCTCATTAGGTGCTAACCCTGCTAGACCTAACACGTTAACTGGATTGGCAATATTTCCGTTCTGCCCTAATGGATCTGCTGCTGATTTAAATGCAGAACCAAGAAGTTGAGATATATCTCCACCTGCTCCTTCCAAAGCTTCAGAACCCAGTTGTGAGAGAGCATTACCCGCTGCACCCACTGCACCTGTAGCAGCCATTTGACCTACAGCTCCAGCTGGATCATCAAGTAATCTTGCCATGGTGCCCAACTTGAATGTATTTCCCCACTCTGCTCCATATGAATATTGAAACTCATTAGGCATGGGTAAGAAATATATTGAAGATGTGCTATTGGCAACTTCTATTGCTTTATTCTTTATTGATGCTAACTCAGCACTGGTTTCTACTTCTGTTCCATCTTGTAATTTGATGGGGAATGATATATTGCTATAGTCTCCTTCCTTAATCTTCTTAAGAGATCCGTCTCTTTTCTTCTTATCTGCCCCTTTGGACATCTGACTCCTAGCTATTGCTGAAATCTCTGCTTGAAATCTATTCAGCTCACCAGACTGCTTGTCTAGTCCACCAAACGTGAATGCTGCTGCACCTCTTGTTGAATCGACGATCTTCTGGGTTGCTTCATTACCTAGAGCACCAAAAGCACCCTGTTCTCCACCAGCTCTTGCTTTCTTGATACCTTCATTATACTGATACCTTGTAATTTTTAAATACGAAGCAAAAGGTATATCCTTTATTCCTTTAGGATACTCCTTATAATCTCCATATAATACTTTATTTCCAGATGTCATCTATTTGTGTGGAATTGTTCTAGTGGTAGTTGACTCATTGCCTGCATGTCTTCCTCTGGTATCTCGAAGAACAAGTTATCGGCATTCTTAGGTATGTAGTAGCGAAGCGTCGACATAGGTGCTTCCTCTTTATTTAGTGCCCCAAGTCTAGCTTTTGGTCTGAGGAAGTGAATATTCATTCCTAACATCATATTCTTCTTAATTTCCATGAGTTTTATTAGTGGGTACTCATCCCATTTCTTTAAACTATCTCTAAACTTCGGGTCATACTCAAAGAAGTAGAACTTACCTACCTCTGGTTGCTCAGTAGCATTATCATAGAGTGCTTCAAATATTTTTTCTCTTAGTTGAGCTTTGCTTAGCTTGCTTCCCCTTAGACTTTGGAGCAGAGTAGTTAATTCTGAGCTCTCGTTCTGTGATGATTCTGAACTCGATTCCTCTGTCGAGGCAGTATTCCTTAGCTGCCCTCCACTTTGCATCGTTTTTAGCATAGGTCAACACCTCCGTGATGTATCGTTTGGTTTGACGTTTCTGTGGTTTTGGTTCCATTGTTTGTTTCAATGGTTTCACCTCCACTAGGTACTCTTTGGTTCCTTTGGGTTCTTTGACTCTGACCCAGAAGTCTGGGAAATACCTATGCACCCTGTTATCTGTAGGGCACTTGTATGGGATAACTATCTCTTCTGATGACCAACTAACAACTTTACTATCCATATCGCACCAGTTCATGAACTTAAGTTCCCATCCTGACCTATAAAATATGTCAGTGGGATCTCCATTGTACTTCTTATAGTACTTTGGTTTGAACTTTCCTTGTTTTAGAGACATAAATAAAAATACCACCCCATATGGGTTATTTATGACTCTCAAAAGCGTTACATCATTCTTAGCAGATCTACAAAACAGTGGAGGACCTAGTTCTACCAACCAATATGATCTGGAGTTTGGTGGTGTCAGTAATTTATTAAAGACACGATTAGTAGAGTATGGTATAGAGCAACTCTCTTTCAACAAACTTATGGTTGATCTCGCAAACGAGATCCAGATACCTGGCACCTCATTAACAAGTCAGGATGTCAAGTCAGTACATAAAGGAATTAATATGAAGCCAGCAATGGCAAAGGTATATAATGAGATGGATCTGTCATTCATACTTGATGTCACATCTGAAGCATATAGATTTTTTAGAGGATGGCAAGACTTCATACAAGGTGCTGAACAAGGCAACTTCGGTAAGTTACAGAGAGCATTGACACAGAACTATTACTCTGACTATGTTGCTGATACTATCATCAAGAAGTATGAGAAGTATCCTGCTGCAGGTAGTAACTCATACAAGGATGACCAGTACCATGTGTTCACCATCAAACTAATCAACTCATATCCTTATATGATGTCATCTGTACCTTACAGTTCATCTGGATCTGGAGTTGTGAAGTTGAGTATAGGAATGTACTATGAGTATGCTGAGTATGTACCGTTCGCTGTACCTAAAGTAATCCCTGTAGAAGGCTGATATATAATATATACGGACTAATTTATTATGCCATTACCTGATATAATCACTCCAACCTATGAGTTGGTTGTACCTTCGTCTAAGAAGAAACTAAAATATCGTCCCTTCCTTGTTAAAGAACAGAAGATTCTGATCCTAGCATTGGAAGAGAACGACAGTGCTCAGATACTAGAAGCAATCAAAGATATATTCAAAAGCTGTATCACCAGTAGATTTAAGATGGACGACCTTGCCATCTTTGATGTTGAATATATTTTCCTACAACTACGTGGTAGATCTATCCAAGAAACTATTGAGGTAGAGGTGCCATGTGATGACGACAAAGAAACTAAAGTCCCCGTGACTTTCCCCGTCGATGCAGTCAAGGTTAAGTTCCCAGAGGGACATGCCAAGGAGATTAAACTCAATGATGACATCGTAGTCGTCATGAAGTATCCTAACCTAGACTACTTCACTAAGGTCAATTTTACTGAAGAGGAAGTGGATCCCTACGAACTGGTATCCTCATGCATCGACAGAGTATTTAATAAAGGAGAAGATTGTGGATCATTTACACCTAAAGAAGCTCAGTCGTGGCTTGAGAAGCTTACTAACGATCAGTTTGAAAGTGTCCAAAACTTCTTTGACACTATGCCTACTCTTCGCCATGATATTACAGTTACAAATCCTAACACAGGGGTTAAAACTAGTGCAAGTATCGAAGGACTGATTAATTTTTTCGGGTAGCCCTATTCCAAGAGGGGTTAGCAAGATTCTATCAAACGAATTTCGCCTTGGTGCAACACCATAAATATACTCTGAGTGACATAGAAAATATGATCCCTTGGGAGCGTGACATTTACGTCAATATGCTTGCTAAGTGGTTAAAGGATGAGAGAGATCGTATAGAAAAGGAACGTCAAAAACGTAAGTAATGAACACTCGTCTATCTAAAATCTTTGGGGTTAAGATCTTACCTGTTGCGGGTAAGGTAACTTCTACAGCCAAGGAGATGTTAGATACTGAGATGGAGTACATCGAGTATCTCAGGAATAGAAGGAAGTTCTTCTTTATGACTCAGGTACAACAGACCAGAGTTTCAGTAAGAGGTAAGTCACAGAAGGAAGAGGAGAAGAAAAAGAAGAAACGTAGAGGTGGTGGTGTATTAAACACCGTAAACAAGTTAAGGAAGATAAAGAAGGCACTTGGTAATAAGAAATTAAATAAGAAGACTAAACTTGGTAGGTTTAGGCGTAACCTGAGAGCTGGTGGTCTTAAACTAAACAGGAAGGTGCAGCGTTCTCCATTTGGTAGAGCAAAGAAATTTGTCGGTGGAATAGGTAAAAAGATTGGCGGTAAGGTCAAGGGTGTAAAGAAAGCAGCTCTTGATAAGGTAGTAACAGCACCTGCAGCATTAAAGAAGAATATAAGTAACCTGATACCTAAGTCTGCTAAGAAGAAGGTAGCCCAGAAATTAGTAAAGACAGCAACGAAGAAGGGACTACAGAAGGCGGGTGCTAAGGTAGGAGCGAAACTTGCTGCCAAGACAGCAGTCAAGATAGGATTGAAGAAGATACCAGTTATAGGTCTCATAGCTGGACTAGGGTTTGGAGCACAAAGATTACTGGCGGGTGATGTCCAAGGTGCCCTTATGGAAGCGGGATCAGGTATAGCATCTACAATACCAGGTCCAGGTACTGCTATATCAGCAGGAATAGATGCTGCTCTGATCGCTAAAGATGTCACGGGTATGAAAGACGGGGGTGAAGTTAGTTCACCTACACAAGCACTGATCGCTGAGGGTGGTGAACCTGAACTCGTTGTACCACACTCTAAGTTAGGTCCTGTTTTCCGAAGTCTATTAAGTAATGTTGGTAACATACTAACAGATGTCACTACAGGGTTCTTGTCTACATTACCTGTACCAACATCAGAATCCTCAAGGATATTGGGTGAGACAGCAAAGATAGCAGCAGTGTTTGGACAGAAAGGCAAACCTATATCAGTGTTCAAGGGTGGTAAGATAGCAAAACTGGCAGGAGGATTCCTGAAGAAGATGGCTGGTGGTGCCATGGGTCTTGCTAAGGGAGCATTCGGGATGACACCCATAGGCATGGCAATGGGTATGCTTAGTAGACCAGCTAGGGCAGATGGTAAAAAATTAAAATTTAGAAAAAGAACAGTAAAGAATACGATATCTGATGTCAATGGTGTGATGACTTCATCATCATGGGATTCAGACACTGCTACGTCAATAGCAAACTTCCCAATTACTGATAAGTATGGATCAACAGAAGGAAGACAAAGACCTCATGGTGGTGTGGACATAGGAACTCCCGTAGGCACACCCGTAGGATTTACTGAGCCAGGTGAGATATTAGCAGCTGGTGAGTATGGTGGATATGGAAACATGATGGATGTCTGGTTACCAGCTGCCAAAATACAGATGCGTATAGCACACTTAAGTAAGTTTGTTAAGAAAACTGGTGAGTTTATGGCAGGAGAAAAACTTGCTGAAACTGGTGGAGCAGTCGGTGATCCTGGCTCAGGTAGTTCTACAGGACCACACCTTCAC